TATATTTTACAACTTTGATTATGAGTTGGAGCTATTGAAAAATATTCTAACAGAATATGAAGTTGCAGAATGGAACGGTCATAAGCATCAACCAGTTCCGACAAGTGATAAATGGGCTTATCTTGTTCAATACAATGCTGGAGCAGAAGGATGGAACTGCATTACAACGGATACAATTATATTCTTCTCACAAAATTATTCTTACAAAATAATGGCTCAATCAGCAGGAAGGATTGACAGAATGAATACACCATTTAAAGACTTATATTATTATCACTTGAAATCTCGCTCTGGAATTGATACAGCCATAGCCAGAGCATTAAAAGAGAAAAAGACGTTTAATGAAAGGAGATACGTAAAATGGTAAACAATTCAGTAAAGGTAGTAGGACAGATACGATTAGGTAGTAGTGTTCTTGATGTATATGGTGATTTGGATGAACCATTGTTCAAGGCAGCAGATATAGCAAATATTATCGAGTATAGTTACGGAAATACGTGGCGAATGCTTGATATGTGTGAGGCTGATGAAAAGCTGAACCTACCAATGGTAGTTGCAGGTCAGAGAAGATCTGTAAGTTTTGTAAATGAGCACGGATTGTATAGTATTCTTTCACAGAGTAGAAAAGAAATTGCCAGGGCTTGGAGAAGGGTTGTTCACGATGAACTTATCAATCTCAGACGAACAAAAGGGTTTGATATTTCCGAGCAGTTTGATGAATGGAACAACGCTATGGACAATATATATTTCGACGAAGCAACCGGACAGCTTATGCAATCAGTCACTACTCCTGGCGGAGATGTAGAACAGATACCATATAAAGGATAGGTGCTTTATGGAAAATTTATATTTTGAAGTTGATTTTGAAAAATATTGCAAGACTTGCGAGCATAAAGATTTGGATGAGAAATGTGACCATTGTTGTGAGTGTTTAGACCATGGTAGCAATACTCAATCGAAAAAACCTGTGAATTGGAAGGAGGATACTCAATGAGAGATACAGTTTTAGTAAGTATTGATTATAGTGAAAAGACCAAGAAAGGTGTACTGTGTGTTGGAAGACAATTGCCTAATAAATCTGTGGATATTGTTAATGCGATTGATGGTCCAGAAGCCAAGGAACTGTTTGAAAAATTGATCACAAAAAAGGCGGTGAAGAAATGAGCTTCCAGTATGACCAATATTTAGCAAATCACAGAGCTAATGTTAAAAGAGGATTTGATTGGCTATGTGAAAATTTACCAGATGTTACGAATAATATTTCAGATGCAGCCTGGCAGATTGAGTTTGCTCACGATAAGTCGAAGGATGAAGAAGACGAGTATAATGCATACGATGAATATTTCTATGGAAATAACAGGTCTTATAAAGTCGTCCAGGATTATGAAAAAGCATGGCTGATACATATTCATAGAAACCCACATCACTGGCAGTATTGGATACTTATTCATGACGATATGGAAAATGGAGAATTAGAGACTATTCTTGAAATGCCATACGATTATATTGTGGAGATGATTTGTGATTGGTGGGCTTTTAGTTGGGCTAAAGGAAATTTGTATGAAATATTTAACTGGTACGCCGAACATTCTGAATTCATGAAACTTGCGCCTAGAACCAGAGAAACTGTTGAGGATATTCTTGATAAGATAAAGAATAGACTGGATAGTTTGGAAGTTGAGCATAGTGGTGTAAAAGGAATGAAGTGGGGTGTTAGAAATGGTCCGCCATATCCTATAAAAGATAACGGACGAGTTGCAACTGTGCAGAAACATGGTACAATAAAAACAACAAAAATACCTAGAGAAAAATTTACAGAATATGCACTTAATCCAGATAAAGCACCGAATAAAGCAAGAGCGTTTAAGTCGGCATTGGGATATACGAAAGATAACGCTGACGAGTTAATTAATAGTATCAATGAACATTTTGATGTTACTAAATTAGAAGAGCGTGGCGATGGCGGATACGGAATGAGGTACCAACAAATCATGAAATTAAAAGGTCCTAATGAAAAAGAAGCAAATGTTCTTACAGCTTGGATAGATGACGGTAATGACGGTATTAAATTAACAAGTGCATATGTTACAAAGAAGGAGGCTTCAGAATGAAAATAAATCTGTATGATAGGGTTATATTAAAAGATGGAAGAAAAGCTTCGATTGTTGAAATCCTAGAAGAAGGTGTCGCATATATTGCTGATGTGGATTTACCTGGTCAGGATTGGGATACAGTAGAAATCAAATATGAAGATATTGAAAGATTAGAATAGAAAAAAATATAGTATATGTGACCCCATGAGTCTTTTATAGGCTTGTGGGTTATTTTTATTTAAAGGAGACAAATACAATGGAAAATAATATTATTGCAGTAGATTTTGATGGGACTTTATGTGAGAACAAATACCCTGATATCGGCGAGCCAAATATGGAACTTATTGATTTCCTTATGAATTGTCAGTTAAATGGGGATAAGGTTATTCTTTGGACTTGTAGAAACGAGAAACAGACAAAGGCGGCTGTTGAATGGTGTTCAGAGAAAGGGCTTGTCTTTGACGCTGTTAATGAGAATCTTCCAGAAATTATTACTGAGTTCGGTGGAGATACCAGAAAGATATTTGCAAATATTTATATTGATGACGGGAATGTATCTTTATATTCTTGCAGAGAAAAGACCTCTATGGATTTATGGGCTGAAAATGAGGTGGAGCTGGCTTGCGAACATGAGAAATCTGGTGATGATGGCGATGGATTTTCTGAGTATGGATGTGCTTGCTACAGAAGTGCATTAAAGGCATTTGACAGTCTTATGGAGGATGAACATAGTGGTATGAGTATTGGAATTACTAGAAATATTCTTAACCGCTTAATTGCAGGAAAGCCATTAACACCAATTGTAGATACTGATGATATTTGGGATGCCGGTGCTAGTTTTGAGAAAAATGGAGAGAAATCAATTCAGTGCAAACGAATGAGTTCTTTGTTTAAGCATATCAAAGAAGATGGCTCAATTAGTTACAACGATGTAGCAAGAGCTGCATGTGTGAGTATCAATAACCCGAACAATACTTATCATAGCGGATTAATTGATAAGATTATGGACGAGATGTTTCCTATCACTATGCCATATATGCCGTCAACAAAACCATTCTATGTATATTGTGAGGATTTCTTATATGACACAGAAAATGGGGACTTTGATACCGTTGGCGTATTCTATGTGATTACTCCAAATGGAGAAAAGGTTAAGATTAACCGCTTCTTTGCAGAGAAAGATAATAAGTTTGAAGAGATTGATATTTTCAAATATGACGCAAGAAAAGAGGCTGCGGAGCAATTAAAGAAAACTAATGTTCAGAGAGGAGCTGGAGAATGAATAGAACTAGATTTATTCAAGGTTTAAATAGTAATATTGAACTTTCTGATAAAGAGAGAAGGCGAGCTATACGAAATAGCATAAATAAGAGACCTTGGAAATTGAATTGCACTATTGCTATGGAAGAATTTGCAGAGCTTACACAGCAGGTTAGCAAACAAATTAGAGGTTACGGAGACAGAATTGGACTCTTGGAAGAGATGGCAGATGCTTATATTTGTCTATCACTTCTGGAGTCCATTTTTAATATCTCACCAGAAGATATGCAGAAAGCGATTGATGTGAAAATGGACAGAGAAAGGAAAAGATAGTGAATCGAACAACAAAAATTAATGTACTCGCATATGCTTCACGACCAGAAATGGATATCAACTACTTCGGAGATATTGTGGAATATCAAGGAAAAAGATATTTTGTCAGCCTCTCCGAAGAAGTGGTTGAATTTCGTGGAATTGTGAAAGAAAGTGGCACAGTAAGCGATATGGAAAATTTGAAAGAGAGGAGGTAAAGATATGAGTGATATTCATATTATAGGAACGCTTTCTAGAGAAGATACCATCGAAGAGGCAGCTTTATATTATCTTAGACTTGGGTATTCTGTGTCGATGGTTAGAAAACAGCCAAATGAAAATAAAGAAAAGTTGATTATGTACTGCTTTAAAAATATTGAGGATTCAACTCGGGTTGTAGCTATTCCTCATAAAGACGGAATTTGCGGAGAAGGGACACAATACGAAATAGCATACGCAAAATTTTTAGGAAAAAGAGTTGATATATGGAAAGGAGATCATAAATAATAAATGATTAAATTAGAGCACGTAGTTCTGGCGAGTCCGGAGCAGATGGAGTTTATTATTGAGGGTATGCGTAACCCTATGAATAGTTGGGATAAGAGTGATAGTAATTGCTGTGCTGGAGAGGGGTTTGGGCAGTGTAGAGAATGTGGTCATTCGGATCGTTGCATGTATAATGGCGACTTTTACTTAGGAGATAGCGACCACTCCCTTATGCAGCGTCTCTCAAATGCCGGTACAGACCATAGAAAGTTTATGAGAATGATGCCGGTATATGTGAGAATTACAGCACCTTTATATTGGTGGAAAGAGTTTGATACTTATAAGGTTGGTACTGTTGCGAACTCTTGCAGTACGATGCATAAGATTGCCACTAAGGAATTTAGACTTGAGGATTTCAGTTGTGAACATCTCAGCGTTGTTTCTCTGGATTATTTGAAAAACAACATCGAACACTTGAACTTTATAAGGGATGTCTACAATGATGATAAATCAAATAAAGGAGCATGGTGGCAGCTTATTCAGCTTCTCCCGAGCAGCTATAACCAGACTCGTAATGTCATGCTGAATTATGAGGTGCTGACAAATATCTATAAATCTCGCAAAGACCATAAGCTGGATGAATGGCGAGAATTCTGTAAGTGGATTGAAGAGCTGCCATATTCAGAGTTGATTACTGGAGGATTTAAGAATGAACAAATATAGTAAATATGCATTGTGTTTGTTAATTATTTCTGTGTGTGGAACAATATTATCTTATGCTATGAACGAGAAAATATTACTGTGCGATATTTTTGTGGCTATCAACATTCTATTGTTTCAGAAAATGGAGGATTAATTATGTTATTAACATTAATAGGTATTATATGGTTAATGGTGTGTATTATGTTCATTATTATAACTCATTGCACGATAAGAAATAATATATCAAATGATCAGTACGAGAGAGAAGCAATTGAGAAACAGGTTGAATATTTGTCAAGCAATTACGAAGATGTATCAAAGACTACTGTTATACAAAAAGCATATGATTGGAATAAAAAAGTTTACAATGCGCAATATTGGTCTAATAATATATGGACAAATTGGTTTTGGTCTAAAAAGTATGTAGATTCTTTAAAATACATCGAATTGAGGTGATATTTTGACAGTTACTGTAAAAGACTACTGGAAATCTCATGTTAGCTCTGTAATTTATGGATATTGCGTTTGCGGGAGAGAAGTGCAGCACTCAACTAAGAAGACTGATGAGAAGTGTCCATTATGCGGGGCAACTCTTGAGTGGGATTTATCGGATAAGAAATTATGGCATAACGGAAAGGAGACGGAAACGATATGACACATGATAAGTATGATAATGATATTTTGAAAACTCTTAAGTCTATAGATACAAGTTTGAAAAGTATTGCCAAAAGTTTACAGCCTATAAATACAACTGTTGTTATTGACAATAATTCGGAAGAAGCTGTAAGAGAGTTCCTAAATTCATTATATCATAAAAATATTCAACAGGAGGATGTGGAATGTTAGCAAAAATTATTGGTGTTTGTGCAGCACTACTTATTGTATTTGTAGTGATACCGTCATTCGCCATTGGATTAGTTATATGGTGGAATTTTGTTCACTACATATTCTTTGAACCAAGCAGAAATGAACGCGGCGAAATTGACGAGTGCATCGGCTGTAATGTTAAGGACTGTTATGATATTTATGGTGATGGTACAAACGAGAAGTGTAAATGGAAAGATTTAATCGATAAAGAAGCGGAGGAAATGAAAGATGACAATTAATGAGTTATTACCTATTTTGATACTGTTATTTGTAGTGTTTATTTTGGTATACACGCTTACAACCAGAATTTTAGAAAGCTTTGAGTATGGGTCAAAGATGGAGGCGCTTGGCGAAATTGCAAAAGCTATGATTGAAAGAGGTTCAAACATCAATTTTGAGAACCTCATGAATGTGTTGGACAAAGAAAAGAAGGACAAGAAATAATAGGCTAAGGAGAAGTAAATGTATATGATTAGTGGGTTCGGTTACAGAAATCCAGAAGGTTATCCGGACCCAACTGCGTATAGTGCAATAAATAATGTAGAGAAAGCACAGGTGGAAACCAAGGTATCACCAGAAGATGAAGAACGTTTTCACAAGCTTTTAAATACTATATTTACTATATGTGAGTTGGCTGGATTTCATATTGAAGGAAGAATTGCTATAAAAGACTGTAAAACAGGTAAAATTTGGAGGTAACGGTATGGAATATGATGATATTTTACAGACATTATGTGATGTGTGGGAAAGAGTTAAGGAAGCCATGAGGAAATTTGCCGAACGAATGAGGGAACTTTTCGGAAGATTATCTAAGGTTATCGAGCCTGGAAAGCCTATAAAGGTGACAGATTATCGCTGTTATAGGGACTTTTACGTTCGTGCAGAGTATACATATATTCCTATATTCCGCAGAAATATGCCATATCACAGAAGAAATTTTTAATATTTGGAGGTGAATTCGCAGGTGAATAAGCGTGGAAGACCGCCTAGAGACGACGGAGAAGCGAAAAATAAACAGTATAGATTGCGTTTGTCGGACGGTGAGGAGTCTATTTTGGACGAATTATCGACTGAATACGGTATGCCAAAGGCTGAAATTCTGAGAAGAGGATTGAGAATGCAGCATAATTTACTGAGACATACTGGGTAAATTGATAAAAATTGGCTGAATTCGTGGATATCCATTTAATCATTTTTGGTCATTTTCTGCCCACTTTTGAGAAAATAAAAACGGGCAGAGACTAAAAAATTTGGGCAAAAGTGCGAAAAACATTTAGTGGATATCCAAGTTTGGTCAAAAATTTGGGTTTTCTGCCCACTTTTTAAAACGTTTTTGTCCATAGACCGAATGCTTGCAAACCCAGTATTTATGCGGGTTCCGAGTTCTTGGATATCCAACTTTGGTCAAAAACCCACTTTTTTTTCAACTCTAATGCGAAGAAAAAGTTTAATAAATATATATATAATTAGCAAAAATTTTTGGGTTTTTGTCCAAGAAGGTAGCTCCAGCTCAAGAAGCGACTTTAAATTTAGTTTCAGCTATGGTATAATTTAAGAGCCACACAATCATATATTGTTAAATGTTTAAGGGAATGACTTTGGTAAAAAGTGTATTCTCTCTTTACTTGTACCCTTAGACGGAAAGCAAGATTGTGTGGCAACAATGGGAGATGCCTTTTTCGGTGCGTCTCTCAGATGGGGCGCACTTTTTATTTTGCGTTTCCATATTGATATTCTGGATATGGAGGAGTGGAAATGAACGAATCAAGTGATAATACAATACAAATGATGACATTGCAAAATGATTTTCAGTTAGAACCAGTAAAACAGGAAGTTAATTTTGACAGAGGGTTTACTAAAATTTCATTGACAAATAATCAGAAAAAACAAATTAGTGCCGCACTCCAGCATATGCCAACAGCAGTTGCTAGTAGCACAATGGCAAATGCATATATTCTCAGATTTCCAGATGGAATTGACCACACTTTAATGTCATTGAAGCAAGGTGGAGTATCAAGTACATGGCTAGATGCTTCTGGTCATATTGGTGGTACGGCATCTCTTTATTCGATGAATATAGAAGCCGCTATGTTAGGTGCGTTCTCCGCAATGGCAATAGCTTCTAGTCAATATTTTATAAAACAGATAAATTCTGAATTACAAATGATAAATCAAAGTATGGATAAAATTTTAGAATTTTTGTATGGAGATAAAAAAGCAGAATTGTTATCAGAAGTAAGTTTTATAAAATATGCGTATGAAAACTATTCTTCAATTATGGGACATAATGAGCAGAGAGTTGCGACAATAGCAAGTCTTCAAGATGCAAAGAAAGTTGCTATAAAAGATATTGAATTTTATATGTGTGATCTAGATTCCACAATAAATAGCAAATCAAGTATAGATGAATTAGTGACGAATGCATTTCAAATAAAGGAAAGTTTAGAGCTATCTATTCAATTGTATGGCATGAGTAGTGTGCTTGAGACTTATTTCTCTCAAAATTATGATGTTGAATTTATCAAATATGTAGAACAAGAGATAACATCATATATTGATAAATGTGAAAAAAGGATTCTTAGCAGTTTTAGTGCTTTAAAAAAATTTCTTAATGACTACAAAGGGCGATTGCTAAAAAAAGAGGATAAGTCACAATATGAAAATTTAGTTGGAGAATTAGTGGACTCTTTATATAATGGAGAAGAATCGGCGATACGAAAGTCTCTTAGAAAAACATTACAAGAGACTTTATCTGCAAGGGAATATTATATTAAAGAGAATGGTGAAGTATATTTAAAAGAAGCTTAAAACTACATAACGTGATTATGACAGAGATACTTTACGGTACCTCTGTTTTTTTACGCCAAATTTACAAGTTGTTTTATGAAAGGAATAAAGGACGTAGCAGTGAAAGTCTGTACATGTGAATACATGGTTTAATGATAAAGATGAGCTTGCCGACAAGAGATCGGACGAAGTAGATTGATTGTGTGTAATAATAGCGCATTGAACACAATCTCAGAGATGGAAAATCTGATAAAAAATCAGTTCATCTATCCGCCGAATGAAAAAATCAATTCCTTTCATTTTTATGCTCTTTTTTTTGCGCGCGAAAAATACATTCCCTTTTATGAGGAGAGAGGTAAAATATGCATTTTTAACAGCATTCACTTTCTCTTTTGATATTTGTGAAAGGAACTTACAAAATGTTAGAAAACAAATTCCAGGCTAATTTAATTAAAGAACTTAAAAAACTTTTTCCTGGATGCATAGTTATGAAGAATGATGCAAGTTATATTCAAGGTATTCCAGACCTGCTAATTCTTTATAATGATAAGTGGGCTTCTTTGGAATGTAAAAAAAGCGCGTCGGCTAATAAACAGCCTAATCAAGAATATTATGTGGACCAAATGAACAGAATGTCTTTTTCTCGTTTTATTTGTCCAGAGAACAAGGAGGAAGTGCTATATGAACTTCAACAATCATTCCAATCTTGAGGGGCAACACGCTTTCTTAGGAGCTAGTAAATATCATTGGATTAATTACAGCGAAGATAAAGTTGCCGATGCCTATTCAAAATTTCTTGCTACTCAGAAAGGTACCGAGTTACATGCATTTGCTGCACAGTGTATCTCTTTGGGACAGAAATTACGAAAATCACAAAAAACTTTGAATATGTATGTTAATGATGCCATTGGTTATAAGATGACACCGGAGCAGACATTATTTTATTCTGAAAACTGTTTTGGAACAGCAGATTCAATTTCATACAGATCTGGATTACTTAGAATTCATGATTTGAAGACAGGAGTAATTCCGGCACACATGGAGCAGCTTATGATTTATGCCGCTCTTTTTTGTTTGGAATATAAAGTAAAACCTGCTGATATTGATATGGAATTAAGAATTTATCAGAACAACGAAGTTCTGTATCATAATCCAACAGCAGAAGATATTGTTCCAATTATGGATAAAATTATTACCTTCGATAAGGTCATAAGAAAAATAAAAGAACAGGAGGGTTAATCGATGAATCGAATAGCTAAAGTATTATCTCAGATTTCAGATGATATGCTTATGCATTATGGTGTTGCCAGAAGGTCTGGTAGATATCCTTGGGGTTCTGGAGATAACCCTTATCAGCATAGCGGAGATTTTCTGAGTCGTGTGCAGTCTTTAAAAAAGTCTGGTATGAGTGAAACAGATATTGCTAAGACTATGGGACTTACAACAACTCAGCTTAGAACACAAATGAGTCTGGCTAAAGATGAAAGAAGAGCAGTGCAAGTTGCAACAGCCAAAGACCTTCGAGAAAAGGGTTACAGTTTGAATGAAATTGCAGATAAGATGGGATTTGCAAATGACTCATCTGTAAGGTCTTTATTGAATGAAAATTCTGAAGCTAGAATGAACCAGGCGAAAGCTACAGCCGATGTTCTTAGAAAACTTATTGATGAAAAAGGTATGATTGATGTCGGTACCGGAGTTGAAAGAGAGCTTGGAGTTTCGAAAGAGAAACTTAACCAGGCTCTTTATATTTTGGAAA